AATACCTTAGCAGAGTACGTAGTCTAAGAACTGAGTCAATAGGTTACATCTCTGAAAAGAGTTTTGTAACTTATGTTCAAGTTCTAAGTTGAATCTTCCGTTTGGAGGCCAACTCCCTGCATGTTTTGCGGGATCGGATTTCGAAACTGATAGAAAAGAATGGTAAAACTTTTACCGTTCTTTACTTGAAAGAATCAGTCCGTATATACCAGCATTACCTTGCGGGCGAACCGGTGCACCTTAGCAAAGGTGTTCCGATAGGTCTCTCAGGTGGATTACCCACTATCATCCCTGGTAAACTCCGTTTAGAAATTAAGCGGAATAACCGTGATGTTATTAAGTGTGTATTCACCCTTCTTTCTGTTTACAGAGTAATGAAGGTAGAAGGGAAGTTAAGTTTAGATACTATAACAAGTCCTTTTAAAGGGACTATAGCATCTTTACATCTTCCTGCTCTACAATATTCTATATTACAATTATTTCAGATTGGGCAATTTGTTCCCAAGAAATTACGTTCTATAGAATTACGTTACTCTGGTTCAGCTGGACCCAATCATAAGACAGCTACTCTAGGATTATTCCTAGATGTGGCCGCCTGACTTCAACATAAAGCTTTACTTAAAGACTTAAAGTCCTTTTGTGAGTTTCATGAAGGAGGTCAGGAGTTTTATGATATGTTCTTTCCAGAGAATCTGGACCTTATAATTGACGAATCAATTCATAAGAGACCCTTGACTCTGGGAAGGCTTTCTCTAAAAGAGGAAGCCGCAGGTAAGGTGCGGGTATTTGCTATAGCGGATCTGATTACTCAATCAGTTTTCGGTCCTCTCCATGAGTGAATTTTCGAATTACTTCGGAAACTACCTATGGATGGGACTTTCGACCAAAGGGCTCCCCTTGAGCGTCTTCAGAAGAAGATGCTTGCGGGAGAGTTCGCGGGAGAAACTATATACTCGTACGATTTATCAGCTGCCACAGACCGCTTGCCTTCCTATCTACAAAGAGATATTCTCAATTGTATATTTGGAGAGCCATTCGGAACACTGTGGCGTTCGATCATGGTGGATCGGGATTGACTGTTGAGGCATGATGCCTCTTCAGAGCAATACGTTCAATCAGATGTACGGATACGGTACTCCATTGGTCAACCCATGGGAGCATTAAGCTCCTGAGGTATGTTGGCTTTAACTCATCATATCATCGTCCAAGAGGCGGCCCGGAGAGCTGGTTTACACCAGTTCACGGACTATGCCTTATTGGGTGATGATATAGTTATAGCCAATACTCTTGTAGCCAAACTCTATCATATTATTATGACCGAGGAGCTAGGATTAGAGATTTCTCTCCATAAATCACTTGTTTCAAAGAACTCTTTTGAATTCGCGAAACAATTGATTCGTGGTGGAGATAATCTATCCCCGCTCGGCCCCAAGAACATACTGCTTTGCTTGAAATCGTCAGGAGGGATTGTATCCCTCATTGTCGATATGATAAGCAAAGGGGTTACCTATGATGAGGCTAGTGTTGAGGACTTATTCAAGAAGGTTCCTACTCTTTCGAGAAAGAGAACCGAACTTGTTAAGTGAACAATACTAGGACCTTTTGGACTTGTGCCAACCGAGAGTGGATTAACATCTTCTATGAAGCTTGTTAATTCGCTTACTCCCGT